AAACGACATAAAAAGCACATACAAAAACTATCCAATCAGTTGCTAGACTACGAGAGAATAATAGAAGAAAAAGAAAACGAGATTATAATAATTAAAAATAGATGAAAGTTTTAATAGCTTGTGAGTATTCAGGTATAGTAAGGGATGCCTTTGCTGCCAAAGGTCATGATGCTTGGTCCTGTGATATACTACCTACTGAAAGTCCAGGTAATCATTTTCAAGGGGATATACTAGAACATCTTGATAAAGGTTGGGATCTTATGATTGCTCATCCACCTTGTACACATCTTGCAGTTAGTGGTGCGAGATGGTTTACAGAGGGAAAGAAACCTTGGTCATTACAAGAGGATGCGTTAGATTTTGTAAGAAAATTATTAGATGCACCTATAGATAAGATAGCATTAGAAAATCCGGTAAGTGTTATCTCAACTAAAATAAAAAAACCAAATCAAATCATACAACCTTTTGAATATGGTCATGATGTTACTAAAAGAACTTGTTTGTGGTTAAAAAATTTGCCTAACTTAAAACCAACAAAGATTGTAAAACCTGATATTGTTTTAGTTAATGGTAAGAAGATGAGCAGGATGCACTATGAATCTTTTAAACTACCATCAAAAGAAAGAAGTAAAGTAAGAAGTAAATTTTATACCGGTATTGCTCAAGCTATGGCAGATCAATGGGGTACTGATGGCTAGATGGACATACGCATTTAGTAATGGCAGCTATAACGATTGGCATAGGAAATATGACAATATTGCCATGATTGATATTGATAGTATTGAATGTTGTCCACATTGCTACGAGCCACTTGCTATATTAGAGACTTGTTATGACAAAGGACAGAAATACAAGGCTACAACCCTTGCAAACATAGTCGCTAGTCGCCTAAATATACCCTTGTTTTTAGTATTCTATAAGAATTTGACCCAGACTACCCTAACCTTCCGCATCAAGAGAATTACGAGCTGTGAGACAGAGTTTGAACTGATGAACGAGAGCCAATGGGTGTCAATCTTGCTAGACCTCCAATCTAATCATAAAAAAGTATGTAAACATGGACACAAGTAGAGGTTTTTTATTTATAACTTATAAGTTGTACCACCACCTATCTAAATTAGAGGGGGAACATAAGTCTCATTGTCTAAATGTTTTCTTATCTGTAATGAAGTATGCTTGGAAGAAGAATGGATATGAGGCAAGATTAAGGCACGAAACAATCCATAAAGATACAGGTCTATGTAGGACCACGATCAAGAGCTGCTTATCCACTTTAAATAAATTAAATGTTGTTAAATCTTTTAGAGGTAAATCTGGTAAGACTTATATTGTTAATGAGGTATTTCTTAAAGCTGAAAAGCTATATGAAAAAGTTAAGATAGACGTTTTACGACCCCAAGATAGCCGTTTTACGGCTACATTAAAAGAACAATATAATAATATAATAGATGAGATAATAGGTAAGTATAAAGGTGATAAAGAAAATACAATAAATGAACTAGCCACTCTACCCCTGCCTGACCTTATAGGGGATACAAAGAATGTCTATTATTGTAAACTAGCCATTCAAAGAAAGGAGGAACTGGCTCGTCAAAAAAATTTAGTAGATCCAAGAATAATACAGAGGGAATTGAGTAAGATAACAAAGGAAAAGAACTTCGCTTATAAAAGAAAGAAAGAATATAACATAAGAAATAATTTAGATTACAAGGGGAATCCTATTGGCAAAAATAAAGATTAGATGTGAGGCAATCGCCAAGCACTCTGGTAAGAGATGTAAATGTCTTGGTAAATTTATCCCTACTTCAAGAAGAATGTTATGTCCCTATCATAAGGGTGGTAAGTCGTGGGATAATAAAACCAGGAAGTATAAAGGGTTATACAAGAATGATAATATCAATATACAAAACAAGATTAATATATTAAAAAACTTAAAGAACTTTAAACATAAAACAGATGACGAAATCAAAGAGTATATCCTCCAAGAAAAAGAACGAGCTAACTCTCAACGATACCGAACAAAATACTATGCTCGGTCATTTAGTAGATGGAACAACCGCTTACGAGGTAGCAAAAGAACTACAGATCAAATTGAAAACTTTATACGATTACTTGGACAGAAACCCAAAGTTTAAAGATAAATTTAATAAAGCTCAAGAGAGAGGGATCAAGACTTTAGTTGAAAAGATGTGTGTCGTCTTTAATTCTGATGTTAAAGAGCTTACCAATGAAGAGTTATTATTTTTAAGAGAGAAACAAAATTGGTTGAAGTTTGTAGCACCTCGCTTGTCATCTCTTTTTGTTGAACAAACTAAACAAGAAGTTAAGCAAGATACAACACTCAATATTAAATGGGAAAGTGAACCTGATATGATTGATGTATCAGGGGATATAACAGATATACCCCCTGATAATAAAGATTAATTAATATCTTTTCTTATACTATCATCTAAAGATTGTTTGTCGCTTTCTATTGGCATATAAGAATAAAGTTTCTGTTCGTGTACTATCGTTTCTGGTCTTGCTACTTTTAAATTTGGATAAAAGTATTCCATGCACTTTAGTATTTCTGAAACACAAGTAACTCCGATCTTATCTTTTCTGTAAAGACCATCAATACCCTCTGTTTCTAAAACTTTTCTTATATCACCCAAACACCAGAAACCATGACCTTCTAAAACATGAGTCATATATGCTTTAGAATTTTGCCAATCAATTAAATGCGTTCCAATATTATCTACTTCAGATGTACTTAATCCATCTTTAGATAAATATTTTTTTGGCTTGTGAAATATAGTCATTTTTTTTTACCTCTCTCTCTTGTTTTTGTTTATAGTTTCTTATGATTGTCTTTGCCATAACTCCATTGGCACTCATAAGATTTAAGAAAGTTAATCTAGCTAACTCCCTTAAATTTTGTTGTGTTAGTTGTTTATTCATTTTTATTTATTGTAATAGTTTCTAATATTTCTTTAGCCATATCTACTTTAGCCAATAAATAATGGTCATGATAATCTTCACATTTATCAATACTATCTATTTCAGTATTATCTAGATGTTCTTCACATATTTGTTCTATTTTTTCTATTAGTTTATTTTTCATTTTGTTTTCCCTTTCTATTTGTTTAAAATATTATAGCTCCAAGAATAAACCCTACTAAAAATATGATCCATTCAGGTCTATATTGTAGCTCTAATTGCTGCCATTCGTGTTTAGTTTTACCTAGTATTATCATTGGTTCTCCTTAATCTAATGTTGCAAGTATTCCAAGAGTAGCTATTACTACAAAACCTATAAAATAACCTACTCCTATTAATATAACTATTGTTTCCATTATATTACACCCCCTTTCAATTCAATTATTAATTGTTCTATTTGTGGTCCATGTTTTAAACCTAGATATATTATATAAAACATAGCCAGGAATAAAACATAATCTAAAAAGTTAAGTATATTTTTAATCATGATTGACCCCAATTTAAAACTTCTCTTTTCTTGCAATTATCTTGATCTATCCATTTAATAAAATCATGATAAAGACTAAACTTTGAAGTGTTATCTTTTCTGCATAATTCATTTAATGTTACAGATTTAAAGTGATCTCCATAACCATATTGAAATGGAAGTTTTATAGTATCATTATTTTTTAAGTCAGTAACTTGAACAGAGAAATAAGTATTTCCATTTACTTTGTCTCTCCATTTTTTAGAGTGTGCTATATATTTAATCATTGTTTCCTCTTTCTGTTTTTGTTTATCTTATTTGTATAATTAATTAATGTCAAGTTTATTGGTTTTTGTTGATTTCATTGCTTAATTTAGCTAATTGTAAAACTTTATAGAAGTAATCAGTTTCATAGATACCCTTTAAACTTCCATCATTTAATATTTTATTTACACTAAATTTAGATTTACCTTCATGTTCTTTGAATTTCTTTCTATTAAAAAAATATATTTGCATTTTGTCATTTGCAAATGAAGGTGCAATATCATCTTTCCATGATGAATTCTCAAAACCTAATTCTTCAAGTTTTGAAACATTACAACCTAAATCATAATCTTCATTAAACCATTTTACTTTTGTATTTGTCATTGTTTCCTCTTTCATTTGTTAATATACAAATCATATACATATATATTTATTGTAGTCAATACAAAAAGTATATTTTTTTTAGTTTAGAATTATTATAAAGTAAGTTAATTGGAGTGTGATATTTATGCAACATATCCAGGAATTGTGATATTTATGCAACACTCCAAAAAACTTGTAATATAAATATGAGATCAAAGAATATATTAATTAGAGAATTGTTTAATCGTAAATATAGAAATCGAATTAAAAGAAGTAAGAAGGGGAAAGGAAGTTTTAAAAGATTAAAGAAGATTAAAGTTGAAGAGTGAAGTTGCTATCCTATTACATAACGCAGCTGCGATTACTTCCCATTATAGTATCGGTCAGCTTCCGATAATTGATTGTTATCGGTAAATTTTATTTATCAATAGTAATATTGCACAGCTTAACCTACATTTTTGATTTGCTTGACCCCCATATACCCCTAGATTGCACCGCATGTTATTATATATATATACATGGGACTCGAGGACTCCCTTATCCACACACACATTCGCTTATTGCCAGACCACCACAAATAAACTAGATATAGTATATGGACTACTTTGGAATAGACGATATAGAATCAGTTGCTTATGTTGATAAAGATAACAATGATGTTATTATAAAGTTTGTTGGTTTTCCTAATGAATTAGCATCAACCCTGTTTATTAACTATGTTATGCTATGTGTTGGCTTTGACTTCGAACCTGTAGATAGTATGCCTAGTAAAAAAATACACTAGATATGGACATCAAGATACCCTACACACCTAGAAAGCATCAAGCTCTATTACATAAAAAAATATCAGAATACAGATGGAATGTATTGGTTTGTCATAGAAGGTTTGGCAAAACAGTATGTATGATTAATCATTTAATTAGGTCAGCATTGCTGTCCAAAAATAAGAACCCTAGGTATGCCTATATAGCACCCACCTTCAAACAAGCGAAAAGTATTGCTTGGGATTATATGAAACAATTTACAGCAAAGATACCTTA